CTTTCTTACTGGTATGACGATTGGATCAGTTGTCGTTCAGAGATCATCAGATAGACCAACCGCTATCGGAGATGTTGTGGGCATTACAGACGAGAATGCCTCCGGTTCTAAGTTCGCAGCAGTCAGGGCAAAAGGTGGCACACTTGCAGTCGTGGTCACCATTGCAGAGCGAAACGGATTGTTCACAAATGTACCGAATCAAGATGGCTCTCGAAGACTACTGCTAAATACTGATACAGGTTTCACGTTCGATACGATTGGCACTGGTGGGATCAACTTCGACAAGGTAAACAGTGCTATTGAAAGATTCGCATTCGAACATCTCAATATCGGAGAGTTTATTAACGAGACTATCTACTAAGGATAAACCATGGCAACAGCAACATTAGATCCACAACTTAAAGTTCAACTTACCAAGGCGTTCCGCGATCAGTTTGATCCGTTTCGTCAAGAGAATCTTTTTGCTGGCTTTGGCAAGATCACTGGCACAGGTCAAACGACCAGAACCGAAAGCAACGATACGTTGTCTAGAAAAAACATCACTTATGCAAAACTGATTTCGCCAACTGATATTGCGTATGTCATTGATCGCGTAAACTGGACGAGTGGTACAGCCTACGATGAGTTTGACCCAAGTGTTGATATGTCAACAAAAACGTTTTACGTTTTGAACAGAGACAATAATGTTTTTGTTTGCACTACAAAAGGTAGTGGAAACTCTGTGACTGAACCCACTCTTGTTGATACTGTCCCAGAGGTCATGGGTGATGGATACGAATGGAAGTTTGTTGCAAGAGTCACGGGTGACCTTGAGAAGTTTTTGAATGCGTCATATATTCCGCTCAAGATTGTTCCATACTACAGTGACCTCGCACCGTCAAGTTATGAAGAAACTGATGAGGACATTTTCCAATACACCACTCAATACGAAGCAAGACAAAGTGTAAACAACGGTAAGATCCAAAAGGTAAAGATTTCTGCTGGCTCTGATGCTGTCTACTCAAGAGTTGTTCTTGCTGGACAAAACCAAGAAGTTCAATCATCAAGTGCAACCACCACCATTCTAAGCACGCAAGCATCAGCAGTTGATGATTACTACAACGGGTATGCATTGAAGTTTAACACCGGACCCAGAACAGGACTTGTCGTTGCCATTAATGATTACGATGGTGCATCAAGGACTGTTACTCATGCATCTCTTTCTGCGAACGCAAATCAAAATGACAAGTATGAGATTCGACCGCTTGTTGCCTTTGCAGGAGACGGTTCGGGTGCGACTGCGATGGCATCCACGAACAACTCTGGAAACGTTGATGGCATCATTGTGGTAAACTCCGGTTCAAACTTTAAAACAGCCACCGCAACGATTAGCACATCTGCCGCCAGTGGTTCTGATCCCACACTGACTCCTGTGATCTTTAAAGAAGTCGGTCAAGATCCTGTGTTTGAACTTTTTGCATCGGCGGCAAAACTTTACATTCGGCTTGAGTCCAACGACCTTGGAATCATGACACAAAATGAATATAGTGAAATCTTTATTGCATCGGACTTTGAAGTTGGTGCAAGTTATGAAGACAGTGGTAGACTGGCTGGTCATGATGTATCGACATTGACAAGAGTTGACATTCAGTCAGTCAGTGGCAATCCAATCGTGGACAACTTTGCTGTTGTTGGTGATTTGCTTTACGGGGAGTCGAGCAGATCCTTCGGAGAAATCTCAACACTTACCAAAGACGGAAACAGTGGACACTTTAACATCAAGACGATTCGTGGTGAGTATCTCAAAAATGAAGTTTTGCAAGTGATCGATTCAACTGGAACAACACTCTCCGTCAAAAACAGAGATATCAAATGTGTTAGAACAAGACTTGGTGATACGACTTTGACAATCCCAAAACAAAACTGGAGAGGCACACACGAAGTTGGTATTTCGTTTGACACTGTGCCTGTGATTGATACCGCTATCACTGGTGGATCTGGTGGTGTTGGTTTGATCGCGGAAGTTAAAGATGTTGACTCCACTGCCAAGACTGCAACGATTTTCTTAACTCAAGTTTATGGAGCAAATGCATCTGGAACCGTTGACTTTACAGTTGAAGAGGAACTCACAACTACTGTTGGTGAAGCAACAATCAAAACGATTAACGGTCCAGAAATCGATTTGGATTCTGGTCGTATGTTATACATAGAAGGTATCACTGCTGTTTCACGCGAGGACGAGCAGGAAGATGTTATCGAAATGGTGTTCGATTTCTAATAGGAGAGATTCATGACAATCGGAAAGAATACAGATACGAGTGCTTTTGATAGCACCTTGATGGCACGAAGCCCTTACTATGATGACTTTGACCCAGAGAAGAAGTTTCTCAAGGTTTTGTTCCGTCCCGGTCAAAATGTTCAAGCAAGAGAACTCTCTACACTTCAATCTATTCTGCAAAATCAAATCGAGCGAGTTGGCGATCACATCTTCGAAAACGGTTCTCTTGTTAGCGGCGGTGAAGTCTCTGTATTCAATGGCTTTTTTGCTCGCATCGCAACCGACTCCGCTCTGTCTTCTGAAAATCTCAACTCACTCGTCGGTAGAAAAATCACCACCACCGATGTGTCCTCCGATACACTTGCAACCGTGGTTTCTGTTCTTGATACACCCACTGGAACCCCTGATGCCACTGCACTGACAGCAGACAACGAGCAAGTTGTTTTCTTTTCATACAACACGGCAGGCACTTTTACTGGCACTGCGTTTTCAACAACGGCAGACTCAGCAGTTAATATTACTTTTAACTCTGGCTCGGCAATCGCCCCTGCTACTGGAACGATCACAAACCTCACCTCCGTAGAACGTGGTATCTACTATCTTGATGGCTACTTCTGTTTGAACGAGCCTCAAACACTCGCACCATACTCAATCACCGCAGCCTACCGAGAGTTTAACAATCCAACCGTGTCGGTTGGCTTTGATGTCACCAAGACCATCATTGATGCAAGTGATGATTCTTCTTTGAATGATCCTGCAAATGGATTCAATAACTTTAATGCTCCCGGTGCTGATCGATTTAGAATCACCCCGACTCTTTCACAAAGAGCATTGTCAGGATCGGAAGACTCCTCCGCTCTTGGTATCTCTGGTGGAACGAGTGATTATGTTGAACTCGTTCGAGTTGACGCAGGCACAGTTACTAAAAAGGTTAAGTTTGCAGAGTATGGCGACCTCTTGCGTACGCTTGCAAGAAGAACTTATGATGAATCTGGCAACTACACGGTCAACCCGTTTACGCTGACGGTCGAATCACACGAAGATGTTTTTGGTTCTGTTGACACCACTAAACTTGGTGCAGTTTTGTCTCCGGGCAAAGCGTATGTCTCTGGATATGAGTTTGAAACCATCTCTCCATCTAAGTTTATTGTTAATAAAGCAAGAACCACGCAGCAACTTGGCAGACAAGAGTTGAACTTTACTGAGTCAACTTTTGTTGATACGAACGTTTACACTCTTCCAACACAGAGCAATCCTGATGGCGATCTCAACACTCTCGACATCGGACACTTGAAAAAGGGTACATTTCTCAAGATCTTTGACGGAGATACTTGTATCGGACAGTGTAGATTTGTAAACATTCGTCCATCCTCTAGATCGATTGAGGGCGAAAATGCGTTCCTCAGATTTCATGTCACTGGTATTGAGATGGGTACAAATCCATCTACGGGTAGAAAGTTCAGTCTGTTTACCTCAAACAACTTGACCTTCATGAACTCGGTCAATACCTCTGCCGAAATCAATGACCCAACGAATGGCTCTCCTGCACCGAGTGAAAATAGCAACCTTTTCCGCTTCACAACCCCAACCCCCGGAAACGATGTCACCCTTCAATCAAACAGAAAGGTTTTTAAACTTCCAAATACCTTTGCAACACAATCGATTGATGGTGAAACACACACTGGACATTTCACAGCCAACAAAATCTTTACGGGAACTTCTGACTCTGGCGGTCTGATTAACTTCACTTTGCCAACTGGGTCTGGTGCTGTCGAGTTTATCAACTCGTCTAGTTTGGTGGTATTGATTACTGAGTTTGATTCCAATCAGGGCAATGGTAGAAGTCAAAACTTGACTTTCCCCGGTGCGTCCGCATACGAAGCAACGATTGATAACACTGGTACTCCTTCACTCAAAGTTCAGTTTGATGATGCGGTGAAGTTTGCAAACCAAGAGTTTTACGCTACTGTCCCACTCAAATATAGTCTTGATGCCTCTGACAAAACCATTCGTAAGAAAACACTTGTCACAGAAACGGCAGCGGTCACACCACTGACAAGTGATAATACCATTTATGTTTTCAACGGACGGGGACTTGATGCTGGTGGATCTGATACGGTTGTTTCTGACTTGTTTGATGTTATCTCAATCCTTGATGGTGGAACTGACGTTACATCAAAGTTTATTGTTGATACTGGTCAACGAGTTGACATGTATGACTTTGCTAGATTGATTCTTGCTGACGGAGAAACTTTATCTAGTGAAGGTGCAGAACTAACCGCAACGTATCGAAAGTTTACTCACGAACAAAGTGGCTTCGGTGCGCCGTTTACTCGACAAAGTTATGCTGCAATCACTGAGTTGAATGATTACTCAGACTCTCCGACATTCATCGATCCTGACACTGGTGATACACTCAGACTGTTTGATGCACTTGACTTTAGACCCCTTAGAACCGAACTGAACAGAATAGATTTCAACTTTAACACCGTTCCGACTCCATATGATTTCTTGGAAGACAGATCAGAAGTTTCATTCACCACCTTCCTTCCGAGAGTTGATGTTTTGTCTCTTGGTGAAGATAGAGTTTTGAGACTTGTTGAAGGAGAGCCATCAACAAACCCTGTTGTTCCAAAGGTCAACCAAAAAGATCTTGAACTGTATCGTATCTTCTTAGATGCATTTACCATTGATGATAACTCTGTGAATGTTCGATATATCGATACTCAAAGATTTACGATGCAAGATATCGGTGACATTGAAGACACCGCGTTTACCGATGCAGAGTTTATTTACAGAAATGCGCTGCGATCACAAGCAATCGCTTCTGCACTTGGATTGTTCCCCGGTGCGGAGGCTCTTGATACTGGTGTGTATGTTGATGATTTGATTGGTCACGGCAACGCCGATGTCACCAAAGCACAGCACAATGTTTCGATTGATCCAACGTCCGCACAACTTCATCCTCCGTTCCAGACTTTCTCAAGATCAGGTACGATTGCTGTTAACGCAAACACACAGATTTATGATACCAACTACGGTAAACTTGCCACCGCAGCAGTTCAAGGGACTGCTGACTATATCGCAAATCAATCAAGTCGAGGTGCAACACTTTCACCAAACCCCTTTGGTATCGTTGATTACTTAGGAACGATTAAACTCAAGCCAGCCTTTGATCGATACTGGAGTGAGACAAAAGCAGCAAAAGTTATTGTTAATGTTTCCGGTGAAAACAACGCATGGAAAAAGGCGATCTCTGCACCCACTGGGGTGGACGGAAAAAGATTTGGCTTTGGCACTCAGTGGAAAGACTGGGAAAGTTTGTGGTTTGGTCGAGTTATTGGTGATGAGAATGACTCACCACAAAATGACCCAGACAACAAGCGTTATTCGTCCACCAGTAAACGTGCGTCATTTGTACGTCGCGTGTTGTCGGAGAAGATTGTTAGAAAAGTTGGTGATAGACTCATCGACATTTCCGTTGTGCCTTATATGCAGGCTGTCACGATCACGGGTGTTGTTGAAAACGTAAAACCAAACGCAACCCACTATCTTTACTTTGATGAGACTCTCGTTGGATCTACCGTGAGTGGTTACTCCGCAAACTCATCAGGAACGTTTGACTTTAGTGTAACTATTCCCACTGATACGTTCCTAACTGGAGAAAAGATTGTTCGTGTTTCTGATGGACTGACCTCTGGTGTGATCACTACGGCAACATCATCAGCGGATGCAACTTTCTACGCATTGGGTAACTACCAGACGGTTGAAAATGGAATCGACTCTATTCGACCACCTATCAAGAGAAGAGATGCGTCCAATACAGAAACATTCCTCGGTGCTGAATACATTGACTCTCTTGGTGGCATTGGCGTAAATGTTTTCAACTCTCTAGATCCTCTGGCACAAACCTTTACAGTTGATGCCAATCTTTTCCCTGACGGTTTGATGCTTTCGACTGCAAGGTTAAGTTTTTCTGACAAGCCAGAAACTGATGATACAACTGTCAGTATTCAGATCCGACCAGTTGATGACAACGGTTCGCCAAGAAGAAACTATGTCGTGCCATTCTCTGAAAAAACACTAAGAGCAGCAGACATCTCTACTACGGAGTTGACAGACTTTGAGTTCGAAGCACCTGTTTATCTTACTCCGGGTCAGTATGCACTTAGCGTATTGACTAATGATAATGGCTTTGCTCTTAACACAACGATCAGTGATGACAGTGGAAAACTTAACAGTTTGTTTGTCCCTAGAAATGATGGTCAAAGAACTATTTACTCTGAGACATTCCTTGATCTTAAACTTGTTCGCTCGTTGTTTACAAGTACTCAAAGTGCCTCAGTTACCTTCACACCTGATGTTGTATTTGACACCTCAAATGAATACAGTGTTTTCTACTTTGCGAATGCAAGAGATATTCTCTCAAGAAATAACATGCAGGTTACCATCGTCAATGATGGAGATGACATTACGACACAGCCAAACGCAACTTACAGGTTCGTTAGACAGACAAGTGGCAAACCAACATCGGCTAGAGTTTCCTTCTCTAGTGTAAGATCGGTTTCACCACTGATTGATGAGGCTCAGTGTAAACTTCTTGCCATCAAGTCATTTACTTCGACTTCGATTGAAAACTCGGCGGAAGAAAACGCGAACGATCAAAAGTCATCTAGTGTTGCAACGTATTACTCGAAGATTGTAGGGTTGGGTAAGAGTGCTAATAACATTAATGTTAAACTATCCGGCATCTTCCCGTCTGCCGTTTCAAAGGTGCAAGTTTTTGCAAGAGTGAGTGGCTCTAGTAATCAAAATATTGAAGAGCAAAACTACGTTGAACTCAGACCAGTTGAAGGTGGATATAACATATCCAGAGAAGATGAAGTTGTTGTCAACAACTTTGCCGCAGATGTATTGACTGATGAAGATAACGCCGGTCAATCTACGTTGGGTACATTTACTGAGTATCAGATTAAGATTTGTATTCCTAACGCAGATACAACGAATAATGATAGTCCAATCATCACCTCTATTTCTGCTGTGCCTCTTGGAAAGAAAACAAGAAATCAGTTCTTTAATACTATTATGCCTGTTGGTGCTGTGGTCCCATATGCAGGTGCAATCATTCCTGACGGATTCTTGCGGTGTGATGGAACATTGTTGGATCAAGCCGGTTTCCCCGATCTTGCAGGAGTCCTTGGAAGTGCGTATAACTTCTCTGATGATGATGCGAGTGTAGTTCGCCTTCCAGATCTTCGATCATTCATGCCAATCGGTGCTAGACAAACGACTGAGGGTTTCAATGATGGGTTTATCTCTGGAACCGCGAGTGAGCAAGCCGGTGATGTTCGAGTTATTAGAACCAGAGGTTCGAGTGGTGGATCACATAGACTTCAAGGACACAACCACTTGACTCCGGGTCGTGCGCCCTTCAATGCTAGGAATGATAGCACGAATGATGGTGCAGGATTGCAACTTTGCTCTGCAAATGCATCTGATCACTATAATAACACTTTCAGTGGTAAGTTCCGTGACTCTGGTAACAAAGTGGGAAACTCAAAAACTTCACAGTTTATTCTTGATGACACACATAGTAAAACTTTCCACCCAGATGGAATCACTCTTGGCACTACTCCAAACGGAACTACTGGAGATGTTTCGGGAGCGGCACTTGACAAAGACCTCAAAGAACAGATGCCACCGTTTGTTGCGATGCACTACATAATCAAGACCTAATAGGAAAAATATATGGCTGGAGATGCATTTACCAACCTGAACACGATTAGCCTTTCGGATAACTTCCGTGCATGGTTTGATAAGACGAATGAAATCGTCGAAACACTAAACCCTGTTGCGGTTTATGGTATCACTCCGGGTACAGGAATCACTGTTGCCATCAATACAAACGGCATTGCAACTGTTGGTTTGTCTTTGGAAGATGCAACTACCGGCGACACTGATTTTACTGGAAGTTTGACTTTTAGTAACGAGGTTCGTTTTACAGGTTTGACTTTAGATGTCTCTGGTGCGACCTTGTTTGGCAATGTCGTGCGAAGTGTCAACGGTTTGACGGGTGCGGTCACAATCGGTCTAACTGGAATCAACGATCCAACGACCGCGACTGGCGATATCATCATCAAAGCGGCTTCTGCGACCTTTGAAGCATACTCACTTTTCAACGGCACTAATGCAGGGTCAAGTTTTTCAAATATGCCCTTCCGCTTTGCCGCATCTGGCGGCATGTTGCTTGGTGGACAGACTGGTGGATCTGCCGGTGTTCATATGTTCAAAAACGGACCTCTCGGTTCGCTACAAATAGCAAATGACGGTGGCACTACACTCGGCTCAACCATCTCGTACCTTCATCTTAAAAATCTTGGCTACACCGGAAGCGATGTCGCAGAGTATGGCTCACAAATCTTCTTTGGTAGAGTTGGTGGTGGTGTAACAAATAGTGTTGGTTTAGTTTTCCGTGGTGGTGGTTCGACCAACGGAACAGATGCATTTGACACCTCTGGTCCCAATCTTGTTATTGATCAAACATTGAGAAGATTCGGACTGAATGGAATCACTTTTCCGCTTGGAACGTATCACCTTGTCACAGAATCAACCAGTGCCACCTCTGCAAGTGACATTTTGTTGCAAAACTCTGGTGGCAGCACGATTGCTATTCGAACTGCGATTTCTGGATCGACTGGTGAGTATGAAGGACTTGAGGGTGCATCGAGCATTACCACGGCTAGACTCAGTGGTTTCCAAGATAAGAATAGACTGCGAACCGTGGTCAAAGGTTCGATGCCATCTGTCGGTGTTGAACTTAGACACGACTCTACCGAGTCTACAAACTTTAGTGTTTTCGGTCAGGAGAGTAGTGGATCTTCCATGTCTCCGGTGCTTACTGTTGTCAACGATGGTACAGTTTCAATCGGTGGTATCAACTCCACGATGTTTGGAAGCACCTTTGGTAGTTTGAATCTTGTTAGTGGTAGTTTGCTTCTCGGTGGAACTGCTGGTTCAACTATCGCAGAGACAGGTGGCTTGCTTACGCTCATGTCTAAGGGTGGCACGCTCACGCAAAAGAATATCTTTGCGGACTCACCCAACGGTGGTTCTTCTACGTCAGTGTTTTCAAATATTACATTTAGTGGAAACATCACTGATGATATGGTTATGGATCTAAGACAAAGTAATGACAGTAATCTTCTTGAGGCTAGAAATGAAGAGGGTGTCGATCTCGCTGGTGGAGACTCAAAGTTTGACTTATTGAACGAGGATGCCGTATACCTTGAGTTTGTTGAGTACGACGCATCTGGAAACAAAAGATATGCAGTTGGTAACTTTGATATTCAGATTACAATGCCATCTTACTTGTTTGTTAACGAACTTAAGTCTAGAAGAACAGGAGATCCTACTATCTCAGCATCAAATGAGATTAGATCTGTGATCGGTGCTGTTGCACTAGTTGATCAAGAAAAACTGCTTAACGTACCATCTTCAATCAACCTTTCCGATGATGCTAATAACCAAAGAGTTGTTCTATTCAGTCCAAATAGAGGAAGAAACTTGATTCACACTGATGATTTTGTTTCTGGTAGTCCCCAACAACTTACCTTTAATCTTCGTGGCAACTGCACAACGGGTGTCCGTGTTGCCTTGATTGTATCAAAAACCCACGCGGTGGTTGGGCAACGTGTCGGTGCGATTTATCGCTCACCCGGATCTTTTAGTGCTAAGTTCTTTAACGTGGAGTAAAAATGACATTTACTAATCAACAGTATATCGGTGATCAAAATGGTGAAAGAGTTCTCCTCGTTCAAAATGGGGTTAACTTTTTTAGAGGCATTACACTTGGTTCAACAACCACCGAATACGTTTCGGCTGGCGGTGCTACTCTTTCAACAACATCGCAGTTAAATCAGTTCAAGGCTAACAGAGCATATCTGAACTATGTGCAAGAATCGATTTCGTCCTCAACGATTAAAACGACCTCATCTGATCTTTTCACAAATAGCGGATCTGGACAAACTGGTAATGGTTCAGGGGATGTGCGAACTATTCCTGACCCTCGTATCTCTCATAGAGTTACGTTCCCGCACGGAACCACAAACGGGATTGGTAGACTTGCTGTAACTGGTCCCACTCATATGACACAACTTGTCATCAAGGATAATGATTCGAGTGTCACCTTTGATTGTTACTTTGCCAGATTCTTTGATGGGTTTACAACGGGTGCAACGAACTCGATTGAAATCATGCTTGTTGGTGCTACCGGAAACTCGGTTACCGCTGGCTTTATTGGACGAACGGGACCGTTCTTGTTTGAGACTCCTGATGGGGCGACTTCACAGGCTGCACGCGGCGACATCAAAACTGTTAAAAACGTCAACTCCTTCAGAGAGTTTGTAAAAGATCAAGCAAGTCTTTCACTTGATGGTGCGACATTTAATGCGATTACTTATGGGGTCGCAGCCAACAAAACCGCAATCTTCTTTAAGGGAACAACTGACCTCACTGAACTCTCAACGATTAGCAACCTGTTGTCGGTCAATCAAAAGGGTCGAAGTGCTGACTACATTTCGTCATATCATGTGCCATTCTTGGGAGCGACAAGTGCAACTTTCGGTGTTGTGGGTATTACTTTCAATGCCGTTACTGGTGGATCTGCTAGCACTGGAGAACATCCGATCTCTGAGTTTGACGATGCACTCGGTAAGTTGTTTAAAGTTAAGACTGATACAAAACTGACGCTTGATGCAACGATCAAGAGTCTGAACGATGCTACAACGATTCGTGAAATCACGAATATCTCGTTCTAATGAGTGAGTCTGAGCATAAACCAAAGGGTGGAATGAAAAGACGTAGGAAGCCTCGTTCCAATACATATAAAAGGACAAGGAGCGACCTAGATGGCAACACCCACGACAAGAGAAGAACTAAAACAGTATGCTCTAAGAAAACTCGGCGCACCAGTGATCGAGATCAATGTTGATGACGCACAACTTGAGGATGCACTCGATGACGCTTTGCAGATTTTTGCAGAGTATCACTTTGATGGTGTAGAAAAGGTTTTCTACAAGTACGAAGTCACTGACACCGATATCACAAACGGGTTTATTGATGTTGGAAACATCGGTAGCACTGGTCCCAATGACTCACCACAGGTGTCTCCGGGCAGCAACATTGTTTCTGTTTACAAGGTTTTTCAGTTTGACGCGGGTGGTGCAGGAACAAACATGTTCAGCGTGGACTATCAACTCGCACTCAGTGATGTGTATGGTATTCGTGCGCCCGGAAACATGTCACAATACGCTATTACACAAAGTTACATTCAAATGTTGAAGGACATGCTCTCTCCAGAAAAGTCTGTGCGATTTAGTCGTGTAACAAACAGAATCTATATTGACATGGATTTCGGTGACCTTTTGAACTCTGGTGATTTTTTGGTGATTGAGGCTTATGCATCTCTAGATCCTGCAACATATACAGAAATCTTTAACGATATCTTACTCAAGAAATATACGACCGCTGCCTTTAAATACCAGTGGGGAACCAACTTGATGAAATATCAAGGAATCAACCTTCCGGGTGGTGTTCAGTTTAATGGTGATCAACTTATGTCTCAAGCAAAGGAGGAGATGGAGCGGATCGAGGAATCACTTCAAGATAAGTACGAACTCCCCGCTAACTTCTGGGTCGGCTAATGGCAACTAATCAATACTTCAATAAGTTCGCAGCCAGAAACGAGCAAACACTCGTTCAGGATCTCGTAGATGAAGCCATCAAGATTCATGGCGTTGATATGGTCTATATTCCGCGAACAGTTGAAAATACTGATGACCCGCTAGGTGATGCAAAGATTGTTTTGTTTTCTGATGCCAGAGACATTGAGATGTACGTCGAAAACTACGAGGGTTTCGAGGGCGAAGGCGAAATCATGGGTCAGTTTGGTCTTGAGATCAAGGATGAGATGGTCGTTGCAGTGTCGGGAAGAAGATTCAAGGAAGTGTTTAGTCATAAAAACTACACATCTCCCAGAGAAGGCGACCTGATTTTTTTCCCTTTGAATAAGTCACTTTTTGAAATCAACTTTGTTGAAAGAGAAAAGAACTTCTTTAGTTTTGGTAAAACCTTTACATTCGAAATGCGTTGCAGTTTCTTCAAGTATACCGGCGAGGACTTTACTTCAGGTTTCGATGCAATCGATGGCGTAACCATGTCCGCATTTGACCAGTTGCTCGTCGTAGGAGCCACCGCAGGGACGGGAGAGTTTAGAGATGGGGAACGAGGTCACCTTTACACGGACGCAGCAGGAAGCGTCACAGGGGCTACTATCGACATCATTGAATGGGATACCAATACGGACACCGCGACGATTCGACTTATCAACGGAACCACAGTTGGTGCGACTTGTATGCGGGGTGATGCCTCTGGAGCATCGTTTGGCATTCATACTATTGGTCTAACACAAGAATACTTTGCTAAAGACGGTCTTGAAGATAACACAGAGATTGACTTTGAGGCAGCGAGTTTTCTTGACTTTACTGAGAAAGACCCATTCTCGGAGGGTAACTTCTAATGTTTACTACATTTTACAATGAGACTATTCGCAAAACTGTGATTGGGTTCGGTAGTCTTTTTGATGACATTTATGTGCAAAGATTGAACTCCTCTGGACAACTTGAAAAGAAGATTCTTGTTCCAGTCTCGTATTCACCAAAAGAGAAGTTTATTAGAATGCTGCGAGAGTTTCCTCTACTGAAAGGTGATGAATCAGACACACATATTGGGCAGATTCTCCCTCGGATGGGATTTTCAATCACAAACATTGACTACGATGGTTCGAGAAAACGAAACACTGTTTTTAGACGCTATGTGGATGGAGCAGTGAATCCCACGACTGGTTTGGTAGAGCAAAATAAAACTCAGTTTACTGAGGTTCCTTATAACATTGGTTTCAACTTGGCTATTGGTGGAAGAAGCACTGATGACTGTTTGCAGATTGTTGAACAAATCTTGCCATACTTTACACCAGAGTTTACTTTGACAATCAACTTTACTGATAACTTTAACACAAAGATTGATGTGCCAATCATTCTCAACTCGGTGTCTCCTGAGTTTGAGTTCGAGGGAGATACGTCAACACAAAGAAACGTGACTTTCAACCTATCGTTTACCGCTTTGTCTTATGTGTTCTCCCCGATCAAAACCAACAAGATCATTCGCAAGACCGATGTTACCACATTCATTAGTGGCTTCAATACGGATGGGTCTATTACAGGTCCGACCGGAGCGATTGCGAGATCGATTTCGTCAATCACTGGTCCGTCCGGTGCGAGTAGCATGCCACCTAACGCATCTATCACAACAGAAAACTTTGAGTTTGGTAGTGGACTAAGTATCACTGGAGCAACCTTATCATGAGCAATAAAAATCCACTAGAGGACGCACTCAATATTGAGCCTGTTGAAAAAGAGGAAAAGATGCCAATGCGTAAACAGGTTGAGATTGACCTGTCGAAGTTTCCCGAGCGTAAGCAAATACATCAAAGACAAGACTATTCTGAGGTGCGTGAAAATCTCAAGGACTTGATTGATGGTGGCAAGATTGCACTCGATGGTATTCTCAAGGTCGCGTCTGAGAGCGACAGTCCGCGTGCGTTCGAAGTTGTTAGTCAGTTACTCAAAACATCAGTAGAAGCAAATAAGGAACTACTCGATGTTCATAAACAGATGAAAGAACTTGAGGCAGAAGATAAGGCAAAGAATGTAACAAACAACGCCTTCTTCGTTGGATCAACAAAGGAACTTCAAGAGTTGGTCAACAAGCAACTGCCCAAGAAGCATGTGAAGAGGATTACTTCTAATGACCAAGAAACATGATGCAGAATCCTACCTTGGAAACATCAATCTCAAAGCGACAAACGTAGAGACAGAATACACAAAAGAACAAATCGAAGAGTACGCCAAGTGTGCTTCAGACCCGATGTATTTCATCGAAACTTACATCAATATCGTTTCTCTCGACGATGGTCTTGTCCCATTCAAACCCTACGAATATCAAAAGAACATGATCGAGAAAATCCACAAGGATCGCTTCGTTATTGCAAAACTACCAAGACAGTCCGGCAAGTCAACGACCGTTATTTCTTACCTTTTGCACTATGTCTTGTTCAACTCTTCAAAGAATGTTGCAATCTTGGCAAACAAGCAGGTCACTGCACGCGAACTTTTAGGTCGTCTAAAGTTGGCATATGAGCATTTGCCTAAGTGGCTTCAGCAAGGGGTCATCGAATGGAATAAAGGCTCGATTCACTTAGAGAACGGCTCGAAGATTCTTGCGTCCTCGACATCATCTTCAGCCGTGCGGGGTGGGTCATTCAACATGCTGTTTCTTGACGAGTTTGCATTTGTTCCAGAAAACGTGGCAGACGAGTTCTTCAGTTCTGTCTATCCTACGATCTCTGCTGGACAAGAAACTAAAGTTTTGATCATTAGCACGCCCAAAGGTTTGAACATGTATTACAAACTTTGGAACGACGCTATCGAAAAGAAAAACTCTTATACACCCATAGAGGTGCATTGGTCTGAAGTGCCGGGTCGTGATGAAAAGTGGAAAAAGGAAACGATCCGCAATACATCACCAGAGCAGTTTCGGGCAGAGTTTGAATGTGAGTTCTTGGGATCAGTCAATACACTTATTTCACCTGCGAAACTTAAGACTCTTGTCTATCACAGACCAATGCAATCATCTGACGAGGGCATTTCAATCTATCAAGAGCCTATCCCAGATGCAGAATATTTTTTAGGTCTTGATGTATCCCGTGGTAAGGATCTAGATTATCATGCGTTTACGATTATACGTTTTGATAGAATGCCTTACGAAGTGGTCGCTACGTTCCGAAACAATGATATGCAGCCATTTATTTTGCCAAATCTCATTTACAACTTTGCAATGAGATACAATGAGGCTCAAGTTCTTGTTGAAATAAATGACATCGGACAAGAGGTGGTTGATATTTTGCACAATGACCTCGAATATGAAAATCTTTTGGTCACTTCTGTGCGAGGAAGAAAGGGACAAGTCATGGATGGGGGATTTGGCAGCCATCAAACTCAACATGGGGTGCGAATGAGTCCTAAAGTAAAAAGGGTCGGGTGTACCATACTGAAAGAAATGGTTGAGCAGGACAAGGCAATCATCAATGATTATCATATCGTAAACGAACTCGCTGCATTCGTATCGAAACGCGGCTCATTTGAAGCGGAGGTGGGACACCATGATGATCTAATCACCACGTTGATTTTGTTTGCGTGGGCTTCTAATCAAGACTACTTCAAAGATTTGACAGACATAAATATCAGAGAAGAACTCTTGAAAGAGAAGATCGCCAAAATGGAAGAGGACATGATGCCATTTGGGTTTGTCGAAAATGGAGTTGACGAAGACTCATTTGTAGATAACAACGGTGATCTTTGGTCGGTGGATAGAAATGATGAGTTCCTCTAAACCGATATATCAATAGATAAGTAGCAACAGGAGATTAATATGGCATTTCAAGTTAGCCCCGGCGTTCAAGTAAAAGAAATCGATCTAACTTCGATTATCCCGTCTGTTTCTACGACGAGAGCGGGATTTGCAGGTAGGTTCAATGACGGACCTGTGGGTTCAAGAACCCTGATTACGAGTGTAAACCAACTTCGCAACGTGTTTGGTGATCCAACCGATGACAACGCCATTGACTGGTTCTCTGCTGCGAACTTCCTTGCGTATACAAACAACCTTCAAATCGTTCGCGTGATTGGCACTGGCTCCGTGAACGCAAGTGTGGCTGGTGGTGCTGGAACCATCAAAACTGTTGCAGATTATGATACACAGTACGGTACAACTGGCGGAGCAACACTCGGCACGACCTTTGGTGTTTTTGCCGCACGAAGTCCCGGTGGTGATGTTGATGTAGGCAATAACTCTCTTAAGGTTTCTGTTGCAGATAGAACCTCAACTGAAGTTAGACTTTATGGTTTGACTTTTGGTGCATCAGACGCTCTTGGTGGTTTGTCATATCCTGATGCTTCCGGTGCTACTTTCACACCGACCTCAGAAACTAAACAATACTTCTTCCACACCGAACATCAAAAGTTTGCTGGAACTGGACCCGATGGTGGCATTTCATCCGATACTTCTGGTCTGCCAATCGGTCTTCCACAAAATATTGCAAATGTTGATCCGAACGGGGTGAACGGTGATAATCTTAGAATCAACGGTCTTGTTGATCCACTTCGAACGATCACTGGATTCACCGCTCCGATTGCGTTTAGAATCACGACATCACTGACTCTTGGTGGAAACGCTTCGGGTGTTGACTGCATTACGGTTGATGGTGCATCGGGTGGTGCATCAGACTCTACCTTTGCTTCTCTCGTTGCAGGTAACTTTGTCTATGTTCAGGGTCACACCGCCGGTCTAACCTTTGATGCGATTGGTCAAATCACATCCTTTACACAGGCATCTGGTGCGACACAAACTGAGATTGGTATTACCTTCAATGGTGGTGCTATTCAGTCGGGTAAACTCATGACCGTATCCGCACCCCTCGCCGGTGCAGGAAACATTCTTCATGTGTTGGGTCAGATTGATGTTGGCGGAACTGCTGCCGGACAATCTGGTTTGACTGCTGGATCGGTTGATTGGCAATATGGTGGAAACTTCTCTACGCAACTTCCTGCGACCAGCCCCGATGCAGAAGATCGTGGAGCATCCTTTGACCTCGTTCACGTTGCAGTGATCGATGAGAATGGTGCGTTTGGCGAGAAGGGTGCAGTTATTGAGAAGTTTGACTCGGTGTCGAAAGCATCAAATGTTAAAGATGTGTTTGGCAATAGTCTCTACTATAAAGATCGTATTCGTGCCGACTCTGACTTCGTGTTTGTCACGGGTCATACTGATTTGCCTGACTTTACTGGTGGTGTTACTGGCTTCATCGGAGAGGGCTTCGGAACCACGGCTAACAATGGTGGATCATACGGATCTGCGGCAGTTGATGGACTTCGGTTCAGAACACTCGAAAGAGCAGCCACCAACTCACTGACTGGCGGAACGCTTGCCGCACCAACTTCTAGAATCACTGATGGATTCGATCAGTTTGAAGACTCCGAAACTGTTGATGTGAATATTCTTGTCGGTGGTGGAGTTACTGGTGCTGATGCAATCGCTCTTGCGAATATTGCAGATTCCCGTAAGGACTGTATCGCGTTCTTCTCACCACCTGCAAATGCCGTTCTTGACTCATCTGAAAAATCACCACTGTCAAGCGTGAAGGCTACTGCAAACACTGTTGCATATCGTAAAGGTACAAATGCGAGGAAGTCTGGCGGTGACCAAGACTTTACATCTGCAAACCTCAACGTTGATACTTCGTTTGCCGTCATTGACAGTGGTTGGAAACTTACCTTTGACCGCTACAATGATACGTTCCGCTACATTCCTTTGAGTGCTGACACCGCTGGTGTCACCGTACGAACGGACATCATCGCAGAACCATGGTTCTCTCCTGCTGGATTCAACCGTGGTCAAGTTCTCGGTGCAGTGTCTTTGGCTTACAGTCCAAACCAAGCGGAGAGAGATGAACTTTACACGAACAGCATCAACCCTGTTGTGTCCTTCCCCGGACAAGGCACTGTCTTGTTTGGAGATAAGACCATGCAGAAACGACCATCTGCATTCGACAGAATCAACGTTCGTCGCCTGTTCATCATTCTGGAGAAAGCGATTGCTACGGCAGCCAAGTTCCAACTCTTCGAAATCAACGATGCGTTCACTCGCTCGCAGTTCAAGAGTTTGATCGATCCATTCCTTCGTGATGTTCAAGCCCGACGAGGTGTCGTTGACTTTAAGGTGATCTGTGACGAGAGCAATAACACTTCAACTGTCGTTGATAGAAATGAGTTTGTTGCAAGTATCTTCATCAAACCATCTCGTTCAATCAACTTTATCACCCTCAACTTTGTTGCAACGGGCAGTGGCGTAAACTTCCAAGAAATCGGTGCATAACGCATACATACCATAGGAGCAAAACTAGATGAACATCGACAAGTTTAAAAACGCAATCGGCGGCGGCGTAAGACCCTCGCTGTTTAGAGTAAAAGGCAACATTGGTACAACCACCAGCCCCGATGTCATGAGTTTCTTGGTCACTGCCGCACAACTTCCTGCATCAACTCTTGGAGAAATCCCTGTGAACTACAGAGGTCGCCAGATCAAACTTCCGGGTTCTCGAACCTTTGAAAACTGGACTTTGACCATCTTGAATGACGAGGGTATGTTCCTTCGCTCACGCTTTGAAAAATGGTTGGATGATCTCAACGGAGCAGCAAGCAACGTCGCACAGCGTCCGATTACTTTGACTAACGCAGTGGACTTCCCTACATGGTCGATTGATCAACTCAACAGAAATGGTCAACCTATCAAATCGTATGAACTTCTTTATTGTTTCCCAACCAGCGTTTCTGCACAAGACCTTGCTGCTGATGCTGACGGACTTTCTGATTTCCAAGTGACACTTTCATACTCTTACTTCCTGACCAGTGGTGTAAATGGTATTCCTGTTGGAGCCGCACCAATCAGAGAGTAAAACATAGGGGATACTTATGCCTATTGATCTTTTCGGTTTCTCTGTTGGTAGAACAAAGAGAAACAATGTAAACTCCATGGTTTCGCCAGAGGCGGCACAAGCAAATGTGCCGTCCTTTGTCATGCCAGAAGTTGATGATGCGTACACTGTTGACGCAGGTGGATATTTGGGCTATGGCGTTGATCTTGACGGATCACTCCGCACCGACAGCCAATACGTTTTCAAATATCGTGATATGGCGATGCAGCCTGAACTTGAAAAGGCTGTTGAAGATATCTGCAATGAAGCGATTGTCTATGACGAACAACGCTATCCAGTAGAAATCGTACTGGATCATGTGAACCTCCCTGACAATGTTAAAGATTCAATCCGTAAAGAGTTTCAATATTTGCTGAGACTTCTTGATTTCAACAATCGAGGATATGAAATCTTTCGTCGTTGGTACATCGACGGCAAAGGCTACTATCACATGATCGTTGATCCTAAGAAACCTAAAAAGGGTATTCTTGAAATGCGTCCTGTTGACGCTGCAAAAATCAAAAAGATCGCAGAGGTCATCAAAGATAAAGATCCAAAAACTGGTGCTGCGATTGTCAAGGGTGTAAAAGAAAAATACGTTTATCGTGATAAGCCGAATGAAACTTCTGCATTGGAAATCGCACCAGAGGCTATTTGTTATTATCCCTCCGGCTTGTATGATGCTTCAAGATCAAGAGCGATCTCATACCTGCATAAAGCGATCAAGCCACTCAATCAACTTCGCATGGTCGAAGACGCAACTGTGATTTATCGCCTCTCGCGTGCGCCCGAGCGTAGGATCTTCTATGTTGACGTTGGTAACTTGCCCAAAACCAAAGCCGAACAATATGTTCGAGATCTGATGAATCGCTACCGTAATAAGTTGACATATGATGCTTCAACTGGTGAGATGAAAGATGATCGTAAGTTTATGTCTATGCTTGAGGACTACTGGCTTCCTCGTCGTGAAGGTGGTAAAGGTACAGAAATCACCACTCTTGATGGGGGACAAAACCTCGGCGAGATGGATGACGTTATGTATTTTGAAAAGAAACTTTACAAAGCCTTAGATGTGCCACTGTCAAGAATCGAAACCGACACCGGATTCAACATGGGTCGAGCATCCGAAATCAATCGTGATGAACTCAACTTCCAGAAGTTCATTGGTAGACTTCAAAACAAGTTTAGTATGCTGTTTATGAATAGTCTCCGTGTTCAGGTGATTCTCAAAGGTATTGTAAGTGAGGACGAGTTTTACAAGATCAATCAAGACATTCGTTTTGACTTTGTTTCTGACTCATTCTTCGAAGAAAGTAAAGAGTACGAAATCATCAAAGAACGTCTTGATGTGTTGCGAGAGATGACAGAATACATTGGTGATTACTACTCACGCGATTATGTTCGTCGTGCAATCTTGCGACAAACTGATGCAGACATCAAGCAACAAGACAAACAGATAGATACAGAAAGAGAACTTGGATTGTTGCCAGAGAAAAATGGTGACGGAGGATTCTAATGGACGAAAGACTGAACCATCTCAACTTGATTCTAGAAGCCCCTGAGAAGGTGTCGGTCGCGTATACCATGTCTGTTCTTGCATCACGTTGTTTGGGTGCTATCGAGGAAGAGTTTAAAAAGCCACCCGAGGAGCAGAAGTCCCCTGATCTCGAAAAGGCTGAAATCGACAAGACGCAAGCCGATGCAGAAAAGGCTGAAGCAGATGCAGATGCAAACGACCCAACCCTTGACCCCGAGTTCAAGAAAGAGTTTTATCTTTCATCTTTTGATTACAAAGATAAAAAAATCGTGTTGAAGAAACTTGGTATGGGTGTGTCCGCACCCGTGTCCGCGTACGTTGATGGAAAACGTGCCGAACTGTTCATGTCCAAAAAACAGGCTGAACGAGAAATCAAAAAACTTATTGATAATGGTTTCGTAAAAACACCTAAGCCAGAGGCAACAGTTGAAAGTCTCAGAGCCTTTGGTATAAATGGTGGAATCGTTGAACATGCCGATGGTTCACACAGTGCAATGAAGTTTTCGGACATTCAAGACGCACTTGAAATATATCACAGGCTAAATAAAGAGCATAGAGTTGCCTTTGAAGAAAGACTGCGTAAGTCTCAAAAAGATGCAGCAGATATGATCGGTTTCTTTCAAGAAAGACTAAAGAGGAATCTAGTATGAACGCAAACACAGTTGTAAACGCAATCGCCAACAAACAGTTTAACGCTGCGGAAGAAGCCATCGCAGAAATGCTTCAGGCTAAGGTGTCTGATGCTCTGGTTGCAAAGAAAGAAGAAGTATCTCAAGACTTTGGTGGTCAACTCGGTGAAGGCAAACACGACAAAGACTATGACGAGTTCTTCAACAAGGCAATGAAAAAGTTTGGTATTTCTTCACCTGCTGATTTGAAGACCGACGAAAAGAAGAAAGAGTTCTTTGACTTCATTGACAAGAACTTCAAGTCAGATGTCGAAAAGGCTACGGGCAAGGAAGATCCTGATGCAGACGATGATAAAAAGGTTGCCCGCGAGGAAACCAAGAAGGAAGATAAGTAATGTTTCTTATTACCGAGGTCAACGATAATGTAAACCTTGTCACTGAGGAAGTAAACGGTGAGAAGCAATATCATATTGATGGCATCTTCATGCAAGCCGAACAAAAGAACCGTAATGGTCGCGTTTATCCCTCAAAGGTTTTGATGAACGAGGTCAAAAAGTATAACAATGACTATGTGAGAAGCAAAAGAGCCATGGGTGAACTCGGTCACCCCGATGGTCCCCAACTGAACCTTGAAAGAGTATCCCACTTGATCAAGGAACTTCGCATCGATGGTAACGATGTTTATGGTAAAGCAAAAATCCTTGACACTCCATATGGTAAGATTGTTAAAAACCTTATCTCTGAGGGTGTGAAGATTGGTGTTTCTTCCCGTGGTATGGGATCACTGAAACAAAACAGCAGCGGTGTCAACGAAGTCCAAGATGACTTTAGCCTCTCGGCAGTTGATATCGTCGCTGACCCTTCCGCTCCTGACGCATTTGTTGAGGGAATCATGGAAGGCAAAGAGTGGGTGTGGGAAAACGGTATTCTCACCGCTCGTAAAATCGATACATATAAAAAGCACATTCGTAGTGCTACTAAGAATGACTTGGAGGAAGCAAAGTTGTATGCTTTCGCAGATTTCCTCTCAAATCTAATCAAAGATAAATAAGAGAAGACTAAGGAGAGTAACATGAGTCTTAAATCTGCATTGGAAACTGCCAAGGATATCCTTGAACAAGCAACGCTTGAAGAGGGTATGCATGACAAAAAAGAGAAAGAAATGAAAGGTGACAAAGACACCGAAACCAAAGCCGCAGGGCTTGAAGGTGGATCGATGTCTGCTGATGGTGTTGAACCAGAAGCCGCCAAACCAACCGCTACCACTGCTAAAAAGCCAGAGATGAAAAAATCTGATGCTGACGCAGAGGAAGAGGAGTACGAGTACGAAATGGAAGGCGATGCAGAGGAAGAGGAACTTGAGGACTACGGTTCCAAGAAAGCCAAAGATGCTACTCCCGGCGAAGGTATGAAAGAGCATCTTGGTCAACTCTTTTCTGGCGAGGAACTTTCGGAAGAGTTCAAAGACAAAGCATCTGTTGTTTTTGAAGCAGCCGTTACTATGCGTGTTGATGAAGTTCGCTCCGAACTCGATGAAGAGTTTGATGGTAAACTTGAGGAAGCAAAGTCAGAAATGGCTGACAAACTTGATCAATATCTCTCATACGTTGTTGAAAACTGGATGAAGGAAAATGAAGTCGCAATCGAAACTGGTGTAAAAACCGATGTGACTGAATCCTTCATGGCTGGTTTGAAAGAACTTTTCGAGACTCACTATGTCACCATGCCTGATGAATCTTACGATCTCATCGAAGGACTGAACGACAAGATTGATGATCTTGAAACTAAACTCAACGAGTCTATCGACAAAAACCTCACACTCTCCGAGGGTTTGGTCAAGGCTCAATGTGAAGCCCTCTATGAAGCAGCCGCAAAGGATCTTACTCAGTCTGATGAGTCACGATTCCGTGGTTTGGTCGAGTCCCTTGACTTCGACGGTATTGAGGACTTCAATGATAAACTTACAACTTTGAAGGAAAACTTCTTCGATGTTGAAGAATCTGTGGTAACCCCTCTCGTCGAGGAGTTTGCGTCCTCTGAAGAAGACGCTTTGAATGAATCTATTGAACTTACCCCGTCAATGGAAGCGTACGCAAAGGCACTTTCACGGTCGGCATCCGTTCATAACGCTACTACCCTTAAGGACTAAGACAAGAAAGGAAAGTCATATGTCTGATAACCTCCTCGTAGAAAATCTACGACAAAAGTGGCAGCCGGTACTTGAACACGCCGACATGCCAACCATCAAGGATGACTATCGCAAGAACATTACTGCGATCATGCTTGAAAACCAAGAAAAGGCTTTGAGAGAAGCCGAAATCGCTAACCACTCCGGTACTGATTCCGTTTTCGGTGACACCTCCGGTGCGTTTAACGCAGTTGGTGGATTCAACCCTGTTCTTATCTCGCTCGTTCGTCGTGCCATGCCTAACTTGATCGCATACGATGTCTGTGGTGTCCAGCCTATGTCTGGTCCCACCGGCTTGATCTTTGCGATGAAGGCTAAGTTCGGTAACCACGGATCTGCTGAAGCACTCTTCGACGAAGCCCCAACCGGATTCGGTGCAACCCCCGGCTTTGCTGGAACGCAAGACGGTGTTGGTTTCCCCGTTGCTGGTGGAACTGGTGACCCAATCGGTGACCGTGGTGCTACCAATGGTGCTACTCCTGAAACTGGTATTACCTTCACCGAAAACCTCGCTGGTGGTACTGCTGGTAAGTACGCTGCTCCGGGTGCGCCTACCTCAGTGTTCGAAGATAACGCTGCTACCTTCAACGACATGTCGTTCGTCATCGACCGTCAGTCCGTCGTTGCTAAGACTCGTGCTTTGAAGGCTGAATACACCTCCGAACTCGCACAAGACCTCAAGGCTGTTCACGGTCTTGACGCTGAAACCGAACTGGCTAACATTCTCTCGGCTGAAATCCTCGCTGAAATCAACCGTGATGTTATTCGTTCGATCTACAGCAACGCGAAACTCGGTTGTCAACAAGGTGACTTGTTCTTCAAGACTGCTGGTATCACCGCTGCTGGTGGTGCTGTCGCAGGCGGTGGCATCTATGATGTCCAGAACGACTCCGATGGTCGTTGGAGTGCTGAGAAGTTCCGTGGTTTGATGTTCCAAATCGACCGCGAAGCCAACGTGATTGCTAAAGAAACTCGTCGTGGTAAAGGTAACTTTATTATCTGCACCTCCGACGTTGCTTCGGCTCTCTCGATGTCTGGCTTCTTGAACTTGACTCCTACACCAACTGGTTATGACCTTGACGTTGATGATGCTGGCAACACCTTTGTTGGCACGCTCAACGGTAAACTCAAGGTTTACATCGATCCGTACTCTGTCTCGGGTGCTGATTATGTGACCGTTGGCTACAGGGGTTCCAGCCCATACGATGCTGGTATGTTCTACTGCCCATACGTCCCGCTGCAAATGGTTCGTGCTGTGTCGGAAACGACCTTCCAGCCTAAGATTGGCTTCAAGACCCGCTACGGAATGGTCAACAACCCATTCGTGTCAGCACCTTCGAATGACCGATCTGATCCTCACAGTGCTGCGGCAGTTCGTAATAACCAATACTTTAGAATCTTCCGTATTATTAACCTTCACGGTGGCGGATAATCTAGAGTAAAAAACTAAATACGCAAGATAGGGGAGTCGAAAGACTCCCTTATCTTTTTACACCTACATAAAAAAGAGGAACTTATGTCAAAGTTTGATTTTGGAACAAGTCCAACCCGCGACAGTGGTGGTGGTTTAGACAACAATCCCGGCGGCGATGTTGATGGTGGTGCAAGCAACCGACCCCCAATCATTCCTGATATAACTTCCGGTGGTAATGTTGGTGGCGGTCCTCCGGGTGGTGGCAATCCCGGTGGTTTTATCTTAATCAATAATCCCAGACCAGAGATTACTCCGGGTGGTGGATTTAATGATAACAACCCATTTGACATAGATTTCGGTCCCGGTGGTGGCGGTGGTGGTGTGAATCCTCCTTCGCCTGTGGGTCCGGGTAATCCTGATATAACCAATAGCGGTGGATTTATCACAATCTTTGACACACCATCATTTGATGATGGTGGCGTTGATGATAATCCAAATACAGTCGGTCCTGCTCCTATAAATCCTAATATTAATACTGGTAGTGGTAGACCGATTGATGATAACCCCAATGTAATCATCACTGCCCCTATAAATCCTAATATTAATACTGGTAGTGGTAGACCGATTGATGATAACCCCAATGTAATCATCACTGCACCTGTAAATCCCAATCTTGATACTGGTAGTGGTGGACCGATTGATGATAATCCAAATACAATC